ACTAAATCATAACAAACCCAAAATACTCAACAACAATTAATTTTAAAAGTTTGTCCATGGAAAATCATCATTCCATATACTTCCATTATTCATCGCTTCTGTTATACAATAATACCTGTAGTCTGAAGCCGATCTCAGGATACTAGCTAGGCGTAACATATATACATGTCACTACACAGTAATGGTGCAAATATAAATCTCATGAGGAGTCATCACGTTTATGGTTTCATTCATATCTACTGGGCATGCAAGATTATGGCTTTAATATATATTTACGCTTACCTGAATGATTGCATATTATGTACTTCCTAAAGTTGCATGGAATTTGGATTATCAAACACGTTACAGCTGTTACCATTTACCCGTGACACTAAGAAATCCATCACCTTAACGAATCAGTTGACTGTACTAAGATCATAAAGTTAGCGGCAATTCTGCAATGTTTGTTTGACAGATCAATCCGAATATATTGGTTTTATTAAATCATAGACACTCATTAAGGACGACATATTATCAGGCTGCATACAGTATTGACCTGGTATTGTTAGTAGCATCGCGTTGAGTAATGCGATATTATTGAAACTTAATATAATTGCAAGAACCATGTGTCTCCTTCAATCATTGTCTCACAACAGGATAATAAGCTACCTTGTTTTTGTCTGCCACCACACTGATAGGGAAACACAATTCCTCCCTTTTCCTATCTGGCCGAAACATAACATCATCAGTATGAGATCGGAAGATCAATCCTTCTCTCAACATGATGGAACTTAACATGGGAACATAATTTATCACTTCACATCGAGGCAATTGATTGTCTAAAGATCTTGTTAACTTCGGTCGCCAATCTTTATACTTATCCTCATACCAAACTAAGTCCCATTCTGATGATTCTTTTATCATGGTCAATCTATCGTTGATATCTGCCAGCATTGACACAGCTAAAGCAAACATCTTAATCCTGAGATCACTGAAGTCAGATGAATACAATCTGAGATTTGAATTCCCTCTCACTGTATGGATTTTTCCTGGTCTTTTGGTCTTCTTAAGATAATAGAACAATTGAGTAAAAGATCCTTTTTGTGGTAACATACTGCCTATTACAGGGAATATCAACCAGCTCCTCACATATGTTTCCATTCGCCTAGCATTATGACCGGAGTTGATAAATGCTAGTGTCTTCATATCTGTTGAAGTCAAGATATCATCATTATATGACTCCATAAGTTCCCTACGGACAGTCCACCATGTAGATAAAACGTTCCCGACAAAAGGCCCAACAGAAATAGACCCAGTGACCTCTCTGGATCTATCTATCAACCACCAGACTTCAGGGTGGTGAGCAGATCTGAATTTGCTTGTCACTAAAGACCACCCCTTCGGTTGACTGGATGCGATCCTTCTGATTTGGTTGCACATATCATCTGGGGAGAATAGATAATCCTTGATAACTGCTGTTCTCCAATTATTAATCCTCAATATCTTTTCCATGAGAATCAGTCTTTCTTTTGCTTTGTTTCGGCCTAAAATCTCCACATCACATAAAACCATATCACAGTTGCTCACCACTGACTTCCAAGAATCATGCCACCGACTATCCAGGATGTTATTTGGTAGATTTATCATGTGTTTAAAATCTACGTCATCTCCTAAATCACTCAACATGGGGGGCACATTGTGCACGTAAGTCTGTGGTATGGCATCGTCTGGTGTCAACAAGGTTGAGCATATTATCTTTGACGCCCCCAACTCCCACAACAATGAGCTTGTTGACCCCAACCCATCCCCCAGACAGAACACATTACTATTAACGATCCTTTTACCAACACGAGCAAGTATGTCAGAGTATTTGTACCTAGTATTGGTAGGTAATTGAGTCAGCATGATCAATTGGTATATTGAATACCTATGGTAGTCCTGGGGGTAGTCATATTCCAAAATACCATTATCTTGATCTCTCACTGATGAGTATTGCCGGCCCATCTGAGTGCTTGATACCATCTCTATGGAATACTGTCCCTTCATGGGGTTGGTTATTCTGGCTCGAGATCTGTTGGCTCTCATAGTGTTTGACACATCTTTGCGCAATCGCTCTACGGTGACGTTGGAGGCACTGTAAGGAACTTTTATCATTCTGTCAAACACTACATGACCTCTATCACATGTTAGAGTTCTCAGGTATCTCACATCGCCAATTTGAAGACTGGAGGTTAATCTTCGACATAGATTGCATTGACTATGACTTTTGAGGTAATTGTAGAGAAACATCTTCACAATGACAAAATTATATTTCTCCTCATCCGCCAGGATTGCAATCCTATTAGAATCCTTCCATTTCCTGCCCAACGACAACCCTATCATGTTCTTTTGCATTGCCTCACAAGCTGATGCGGATGAGATAGGATTAGTATTCGGCCTGATCATCTCTGGATAAACATCCATTCTAGAGGATGATTCCTCCCAACAATAGAACATGCCTAAACCCAAAAATGATGTTGGATTAGCATTCTCCAGGATATTGATTAGCGTTCTCTTAATGTCATCGTCCATTGACAGACCAACATGTCCAGATTTTATCACGCCCCATTCAGCCACAATCAACAATCTGGACAACACTTTATTTATAAGGTATTTGGGATTCAGTTTCAAATACATTGTCCTCTCATAAGATCTCACATCGTGTAACCCTATAGATACGGCCGTATCATCTGAAGAGTTAGACACAACATCACTGACAATTCGATCTGCAATAATATCATGCAACCATACCAGTCGCTGCATGTTTGTCATTGATTGATATTGGTCATAGGAGAATTCTCTAGGTGACATGACAAAAAGAGGTGATATCTTTTCAGATATACGAATGGTTGCTTTGGAGGCATATAGATAGGGATTGTCTTTCTGAGAAGGTACAGTATCTGCTGCTTTTCCTGATGGGATATCTATGAAATCTTCAGGGATCGGATTTATGCATCTATAACATGATTGCTTGTAATGTTTAAACTTGGTCACCACATCTCCGCCTCTGATTCTATTGGTCACATACATATTACATAATTCAACCATCCAAGAGAAGACTGCTTGGTAATGTATGTCTGTGTTTTCCGCACCTTTTGAGTATCTGGTCAGCTGGTCTGTGGACAAATGATACCTGGTGGAAAACAGGAAACAGCTACTGGTTAATGTGCCGTGGGAAGTGCAGGAGTCCCTGTATCTGTGAATCTCGGACCCTGCTGTTCCTTCCAATATCCCCTGATAAGGGTGTGGGTCTAGATCAGTCACCGCAGAAACCGTGCTTAGGATGAGGCGAGCTGCATTGCTATCAGGAGGGACAAACCAGTTGATTGTTCTTAACAGATTGATTGGCCTCTTAACCAAAGGTTCACTAGAATACACCCTCCCCCCGGTCCCTATGACCACTTTTTCTTTTGTTGTGCTGCCCAAATAAGGGGGATTGCCGCCTATATCGAACATCCACATTTCATTGGTTATCTGATCATCTGGGAAATGCACAGAAAGATAGCCATCATCACACATGCACGAGTCTGTAACATCACAGTTGGATTCAATCAAATAGGAAGCAGGATATGGCGTAGTAACTCCTCTCAGATCTTTTCCCCAGCCAATCAACCTTATCTCCTTACAGAATTCAGTGGGGCATGATAAGGACAGCTGCATACCTTTTGCTGAAGATCGCCAGATGACATAATTGTAGCAGTTGACCTCATCTCTACAAATGACATCAAAAACATCAAATGATGATTTTGCCATAGCCAGATTTTGTATAGTCGATGTTTTGGTGACTTTTGAAAGAATGCTATTGACATAACCATAAATGGTGGCTTCATATATGTCATGGAGTAATCTTATGTGCAAGATCTTACCTTCACATAAACATTCGGACAGATATTCTTCATGTTCCTTGACTTTAGTAGCCATCAGATCTCTGAATTCTTTGTTCTTGATTAATCTCTCATCAGTCATATATCTCTCAACAGTCTGTTTGATCCCCGCAGTGGGTGCTCTGGGAGACATCAAATTGACGGAAGTGACATCTTGTAGCAAAGTGGAGTAATTCGTATCCGGCATGAATATAGGACTCAACCAATTCTCGATGACTGATTTCAACCACTTGGGAGCTGACGGGCACTTAAGAACTGCTGTCAAATAACTAACATCTCTGGTGAGATTATCAGGGAAGCCCCTCATCATAAACTCATATAAATTTAAGCCATTGTGTCCGGTTAAGGTACGCGGCATGATTTGAATGACGAGCCTGATGTGGTCGGTTGATAATCCCCTCATCTCTGTTCTATACTTCTTCTTGTTCAATTTGGACATGGCCAAGATCCAATGACCTAGTTCAGATCCCCTTCTAGACAAAGATGATCCTATCAATGGGTGGTATGATAAGAAATCTGTAATACACAAGCTGGACATTATCAATCCTATCAAGTAGGGCAACCAAACACATGAGGTCGATTGAGTTGCTGAAGACGCATTCCCGGATATAGTCCCCAGGGCATTTTCCAAGGTCATGACATCTGCGTTACTCCAGGGGAATGTTCTCATCAATTTTTTCATGTCCATAGATAGGGGGACTCCTTTCCAAAGAGGTGTTTTGCCATACAAATATAGATCTTCAGATAGCCATGTCTCTAGAGGTTTCAGGGGGAGACCACTCAATGTGAAGGAATTTATCAGGTCATCAAATATGAGTCCTAATGTTGTTTTCATGTCAGATAATCCTTCCACCGTCGGCGAACCTCTCAAGTCGATCTTATTCGTATACAAAGTGATCTGCAGAACTTGATTGTCCCCCATCCCCATGATCTTGTATGTACAATTGTATTTGGACAATATTACTTCTAAACAACACACAGTGTATAATGTCCATCCTTTCTGTCTTAATCCTTCCATCCCCCCTTTGTGCCCTGTGAAAGAGTAAGGCTCGGTAACCTCCAGATTCCCTGAAGAATCCACTTTGGGGATATATGTCCCATCGGCTAAGTAATAATAACTTCCCTCAAATATGTCATAAGTCATGTTGTACAATTCGGAAAGGCCGAAAAGATCCCCTAATGAAGTGAAAACTGGCTTTGTCATAGTCTTTCTCATATGACCGTTCCACTTTTCGAAATCCAATGACATGCAAACGACTCTGGACGCCCACCTGTGTTTTACCCCCGTCTTTCGACCGACGTTGCTCTGTTGCTTCACTGTCACGTACATCTTTTTTGTTAAGTCCAGTAAGGTGTCAGTCATGGTGATTTGTGGGAACATGTTCAAGACATGATCAGATAACATCTGTTCCGTTATGACCACATAGACTCTCATGAGGTGAGACATCAAAGCAAACATCCTCGGCGTTGGGTTCAGTTCTCTTTCTTTGGGAGTCAATCCGATAATTTGATGATCCTCCGGGAATTTACCTTCATTGATATCTTTTAAGAATTCCTTGGGCCTTAAAGAATTATCATTGAGCCATCTATTCACACCCCGTCTTTTTCCAGCATCCATGACTGTACCCTTTCTTTTGATGATTGAAACCAGCTCTGTCCTGCTGGGTGAAATGGATTTATCTGCTACAATCATTGACAAGTTGAAAGTCTCCGGGATATCAAATACTTTCTTAAACTTCACACGATCCCACTCAATGAGTGGATGGACTCTGAGATCAGTCGCAGAGCTGTCCCCCTCTTGTAATTTGGTGTGCAACAAGGTATGTCCATTGTATATAGGAGGGTACATGCCATTTCTGGCTTTGAATTCTTTTGCGAATAGGCGTTTGAACATACGCCCTGAGTCCTCAGATAGATCGGTCCTCATTACAATATCCTTCCTGCCAATTCGGATTACTTTGTCCATTCCTTTGGTGCTGTCAACTATGGGGTGTCCCCATGCTCTGTGTAATCCGTAAAGTTGAGTCATATGATGTGGGTTTGATACAGTCTCCAAAATCCTCACCAGTTTCATAGCGAAATTATGCATCTTAGGGTTCTCCATCAAAATGTCAGTCAGTGTGTTGCCCAAGAAAGCTCCAGGGTTGGTGATCGAGTCATTTCCTCTGGCCTGTAGAACGCCAATGACAATAGCTTCGTATGTCTTCAACAACTTATACCCTTCATTCTTAAAGTTAAACAGGACATCATCTCCCCAAGAGATAATCGAACTAATAAGATCAACACCAGGGTAAACAAACTGATTCACCTTTTGGCCCAATCTAGATGTCAAGAAAATTAAAAATCTTTGAGTGTGAAGGTCTGATGACATCCGGACCCAGTCCCCATCATAGATCGTCCCTGATCCTCTTCCACATCTCACTACTATGCATGTTCTCATCACGATTACTTCAGTAGTCTTCAAACAGGTTATCTTGACAACACCTCGTGACATAATAAACCCTTCAGGTACAGGTCTACTAGAAGAAAGTGCATTCAAGACCAAGAGAACAGAGTTCCAAAACCTCATCCTATTCCATAACCCATTATCTAATAAACAAATGATATCACGTATGCCTTCGAAGTCAGGGTGGGTCTCTTCAGGTAAAATATCTCGATCTATACCCATTCTAATTAGCAGATCACCTGTCACCTTTGACCAGCTTTCAGTGTTCTGGTTTGGGATTTTATCATTAAAAGCTGATATTAGATCTATGGGATTGCCCACAATGAAATGTCTTACATAATTTCTCAAATAATTCAAATCTAACCGATTACGGGATGTGATTCTGTTATGGTCCATGTGTATCCAGTCCAGTGGCTTGAGAGGACTTCTGAGATGATAATCTGGTAAGGGCACACTTTTCTTAGGCTGCTGCGAACAATCATCTTCATTTATAAGACTGAGGAAATCCATCACACAAAACAATACAAGCAGTACTGTAAATAATATTATCAGAGAGTGACAAAGATGATATGACAAATTATTGTGTGTGAATACAATCTGTGAGTCATAAGTGGTCTATCAATACATACTAGTTTTAATATATCATATCATCACAACAATTACCATGACTGTCACAATGGACTTATAATGACGGACTTCGTAATTAGGATTCAGGGTGTTACCGTAATTGAATCATCATATTGCTTATAAATAGATTCTTACGCAAGTAAGAATTCACTCCTGACCGTCATATCCATTTAATGTCCAACCTGCCCCGTCGCTTTTGTCTTCTCTTACATATGACGAACATCATAATTACAATAATTGTCTTACACAGTATTAGGAAAAAGATGAAGTTATCAACTTGTGTCGTGCCTAAGTCTGGGAAATTAAAAGATGCGTCATCCCCGTTGAATGAGTCACATACTTTTCCTATTATCTCATGCATGATTTGAGTGTCACAAAGTGTCTAGTTTTATTATACCATGCAACATACATATATTTGACCATTTAAATATTTAATATTAATATGTTGACATATATATATTTAAAACATTTATCTTTAGAAGCAACAATAAGACTCGACATTTTCAGATGACACAACAACAATTATTGCGACAAAGTTGACCAGATATCATCGACAATGATTCGCATGACAAAGACTCAGAGATAGAGTAAACTATGGAGGGATTAAACGCACACACGATATAAGCTATTTTTAAACATATGATTGAAGGGTATGATGATATATGGCAGCATTGCTTGATTACTTGCAAGATCGATTTTCAATACAGTGCGTCATGTTGTACATACAACAATACATGTGGCACACCACCGACGAATGTCATGAACACTGTTTCGTAGGGGAGAGGCTCATTCCCAGGAAATGGGATCCTCCCCTCTGTTCTTAACCAACAAATCATCTGCCATCTCCAACAGCTCCTTGCGGGTGTATTCTTTCTTAACTACCCTTTCTGTTCTACGTGACATGACTTTGATCAGGAAGCGAATAATCCAAATTGCGACAATGACCATGAGAATGATGACCACCAGGCCGATGGCATGCTCAACAGAAGACACGAATGACGTCACCTTATCCCACATGTCTACTATAGCCTTGCCGATAGCCAAATGTGGTGACTCAATGTGAGATGATGTCTTCGACGTCAGACTTATTCCATCAGCTCCTGACTTAGAGGTAGCCCAAGGGTCCTTTAGTTCTTTCAATGTCTTGACATCCAGCTGAACTCCTGACATGTGCAAGCTCGCATAACCGGTCGGGTAGACTCCGTGAGAGTAATTCAGAGGGACGGAGACCATCAGATCATAATCCACGAGATACCTCTCAGACCCGAAAGACACAAACAAAAACTCTAGTTCATCTGGCTTATAACAGGGGTCACCTTGATCTATGTATGACATCTCAGGATTCCACAATCCTGACATTGTGGTGCACACAACTCCTATTCTCGGAGGGTTACCACAGAACAATTTCTTATCAGGCAACCTGCAACCACTTAGAGCTCTACATGCGACTCCTGTTCCATTAGAGAAGACAAGTAAATGCTCATTACCGATTCTCATGAGTGAAGACTCTCTATTGCTGAGACGCATTTCCAGGGATAGTATTTCGCATTGATTGGCACATATCTCTGCATCCAAATGCGATGTTATCTGCTGAATTTTATGTCGCAAGAAGTCATCATCAGCTTCCAGCTTTTTCTCTTCAGTGATTCCCAATCGTCCTGCAGTTTCCTCTATAGGGTCAACTGACCAGAGACTATATACAAACCCTTCTTTCGAAACTTTCAGTCCGGCACATGTTGGGGTGTTGATAGCAACATCATCAGTGGGGGTGATAGAGAATCCTCCTCCGGCACACATATAGTATGTTCCATCATCTCTGTATTCATCACAACCATACTCCTTAACAAACTCAAAAGGACACTTGTTTGATGGTCCCCACTGTTTCCAGAGGTAATTCTTGTACCCATCGTGACCGAATTGATCTCTCAAGGGGAATTGCTTATCACTTGACAGGGGCGTCAAATATATGTCATTTGCCTTGTACATTATTATGCTTGGCATAGTAATCAAAGACACTACAACCTCTGTCACAGTTGTATCAGACCCGTAATGGTATTCTGGTTTCAGTTCATCCGTCTCTCTATGATTGCAATCAAAATCGGGACAGTTGTCTGCAATGGCGGCATGACATTCCTCCCTAGTTATAGGAAGCAATTTGGACTTAACCGGACCTCTGATAGTTGAGAAAGTCCAAGTTTCTGTGAAGGTCTGCTGGCGACGAATCTTGATACATTCAATCATATTGGGTCCCACAGCATTGCTTTGATGAAGCTTAGCTTTCACTGACCGCTTAGGTTCAGAATCGCGCATGCATTTGTTATGACAAGTTTTGACGAACTTAGCTAAGGGCTCTGCGGAACCAGTGCAATCAGCCAATGGCCCAATGGATTTCTTGATGTAGTCAGAGCCAGAAACCAAGCTATGCTCCTGTAGCGATAGCAGAGAGATCATAAATAACAACAGTAAAATCAATGAAGCAGCCATCTTAGATCAGGATAGATGATACTCAGAGGAAAGTGTACCGATGTTGCTGTTAATACCAACACTAATGTAATATCACATTGATTCTAGTTTTATAAAATCAGATCTAAAATAAACCTAAGGATTTAGCCTAGTGTACAACTAAAAGCACAATCCCGTTCTAGATCTGGCGAGATTCAAAGACATAAGACGATCATGACATAAGGAGTATCAACACCCCTGATGATTTCATACACTATTTCAAAACATAAACATGACAACACACACAGGCATACCACCTATGGGGATCCATAAATTGAGGGGTCCGCATCACTTCGCAAGTTTGACCGGCTTTGGTTTGTCATCACAAGGACAGGATGTTTCAGAGACGTTCATATCCAGCATACCACAGAACCACGTCGGATGTTCTTTCAAGAGAGTGTTTATGTCTTCACCGTTAACCTTGGTAATAATGATGTCAAATATAAAGTAGGACATCATCTCATAGTCTTTAATCTTAGCAACTTTACCAACTGCGTTCATAGTGACCTTGCCCTCTGGAAGCGATCTATTCATGGGTATGATATTGTATTGATCGAATGTGAAATTAATGCGTTTGGTGTTAGGACCAGTGAGACTGGATGTGTAAGTGTCTATGAAAGATCTAACCCTTCCTGCTTTGATCAGTCCACTCAGGACACCACACAATAGGGGGTTCAGTTTGCAGAAATCCCTGAACAATGGCATAATATGGTCGTGCAGTTCTTTCATCTTGATACTGGACGGGTTTTTGTGCCCTAATACATCTAATGATGCATTTGAAACGAAGATCGAGCAATTGTACCACTCCATAGTCTTATATGCCTATGAGATTGTACGTCGAATTAAGTGTTTATCTTGTTTATCACGAATGCTCTAGTTTTATTATATCACAATAATCATAAACTTAATACGATCATAGATCTTACACAAACACTCCTAACGCATTCAGTTCGAAAACACAAAGACTTAATGATACACATATATGCATTCACGATCTCAGATCTACATGAAGTTCGTCCATGAAGTGCTCAGCACCTAAAGATTAATTCACCCGTCACATTATATGAATAGTACATAGACAATTTATTAACAAGGATGAATCCTTGTTGGACTCTACTTTATTCAATTCACTTATCAGGATGATAACCCAGAGCTCTCTTGGTTGCTATCGAATCCAACACCTCCTTGTTAGATGATAATCCAGGATCAATCGTTTTACGTATACCGTCGGCTCTATGAGTTGTTTGTCGGGCTCTCAATTGGGCACCGTTTTCAAGACCTTTGTCGGTCAGGGAAAACTTTGTTATATGTTCAATGTTTTTCCCTTTCACGGAAGATGTGTCCAATAGTTTAGCAGAGGGGTTCTTGTATCGTATCTTGTCCATGACCTTGGAAAATGCCATTTCACATGTTATTGCAAATTGACCCACACTATTCCCTAATGTCATATTACAAGCAACCAAATCTATCTCAAATATGAGAGGAGGGTTGTCGACATTATTCAAATCCCCTTTGTACAACCATACATTCGATTCCCATCTCAATATCACTGATTCTGAAACCGGGAATTCCGCAGTGCATAGTGTGTTATCTGATGACTCAGACAAATCACTGTCTATTCGGTTGTCACGAACTCTAGTTATGATAGTTCCAGAACCTAAAGGACCGGCTCTAGAGTTGTATTTCACAATCAAATTTTTGATTCTGACATTATCGTGACCTTTTGTCATCCATTCTCTGAAGAAATTGAGACGCTTAGTGAGGGAAACCACACCACCATTTTCACTGACGACCAACTCATATTTAACTGTGTCCCTGAATGTCAGACTCATCTCCTTGGGTGTTTGGAGGATATGATTATGATGCAATTTTAAAAACCAGAAGCTAGGTCTTTGACGATCGATATTCGTTACACACCTGTGGATCACATTAATTCTAGTTTTATTAAAGCACACCGCGAGTGTTCATGGATACACATCCGGACATACGGATCATGACAGGTGACAACGAAAACTGAAACATACAAGACATGTGACTGATACTACTCACAATGCCCTTCATATCATATAAGTAGATGATGCTTATTCACAAGCCATCATCCAATTTAGTCTCAAATTCTTTCATCAGCGTCTGCAACAATTCTCTCTTCAGAGCGTTTGTCAATTTCATCGACCTAAACTCTTTGAAATCGTTATCAGAGAGGAATAGATCAAGGTCCCCATCCGGAAGGTCTCGGAGTAAATCAGGGTCCATACCCAATGATATTAGAAACGCAGATTTCATCTTATTGAAATCACTCTTGTCTGCCACAGAGAACTTAGCATCAGGGCTTGATTCTGATTGGGTGAATTCTTGAGATGTCACCACTGTATCGGACTGATATATGGGGTCAACCTTGACATAAGTGGACTCTTCCTTGTCTGAGTTAGGACTGGGCAATACTTGATTCTCAGAGATCTGTAGCAGTACTGTCTTAAAGTTATCATTAATCATCTCAGTGGAGGTTCTTATTTCCCTGGTAATTTCCTGAACAGCGCCTGTCAACTTTGCTGAAGCATTGTTCAAATTGTTGGTTGACAACTGAGTGAATTTGATCTCAGATTTCAGAACTCCAATGGAGTCATGTATTGAAGGTAGCAGCTGAGTGTTGTTGGCCATAGCGATGCCCCTCAAATACCAAGTCAGATGTGACTTGTAGATTTCTTCTGATGATGATATCATTTTGACTTGGTTCTCCATGGCCAACGTACACACAATACCCTTTTCCATACACATGTTTTGCAATTCATCTAATGCGTCCTTTAGATTGGGCGATTCCTTATGAGTAGAAACAACCACCTCAGAACTCGATACAGGTATAGTAGTGGTACAAACAATTGGGCTATCATCCTCCAGATCATCATCATCATTGAACAAAGTATAATTAAGATTGTCAAGAGGCTCACCCACGTCGGAATAATTAGGGACATCACTCGATGAAGCCATAGTAAAAATATGTGTATTGATACAAGACCTGATATAAAATCTATGGTGACGTATCAGGTAGGAGAATTAACCAGAAGAGAATAAACAATTGAAGATGAATTGTGTATCACATTTGGTCTAGTTTTATAATATCATTTGTGAACAGAAGGGTTGGTAAGACAGATCTTATACGTTATTGGGGACGAGGAAACTTGAAATTGAAATACATGTAAAGAAGTGGTGAAATGCGTTAACAGGACATTGTTATCACACTTGAAATCTACTCTCTTACAGAAAATGTCTAAAATAGGGATATCAGCTGTCCCTCCATCAATCATTTCCAGATGTCGCCAGCATCTTCATCTTCGGCCATGCTATCCATTATATATGAGACAAGATTGTCAGAAACTTTGTTCAATTTTTCCATAATGGATTCACCGATCGAAAGCACAGCATAGATCTGAGTCGGATCTGACTTCAAGTTTGGTGACAGCTCTTTAACGGTTTTGGCTGCCAAATAAACTAGCTGTGGACACTCCTTAGACTGCACTTTGCCAAAATATCCAGAGTCCCATGCTCTTGCATACCTGAAGTAAGTTGTGCGGTTAGGATGCCGATCTGTGATCTCATAGTTCTTGACAATGTTGTATATCTCATCAACGGCCACACGTGTTAACTGACAACACAACTGGGTCAATAGAACATCAAGGGGCAACTTAGATACTTGCCGCAGAGCCAAGGTCTGAGTTACAGCGTGCATCCCCATATAGGCATAAATCTGCAGACCAACATACTCCAACATTCCGAGCTCATTAGATGTCAACTCAGAGTTGGAGTTCTCATTATATGATAACCACAATACCCAAGTTCCGACAGCCTCCTTTTTCCTGGATATTATTCCCCTGAGTTTCTCCATAGTCTCAGACTGGATGTTGAATGTATCCAAAGTCGCATGTCCCTTATCATAAAAACTGGTGAATCTTTCTTTCATGGTGCCCATCTTCTCCAGCGTAGGCTTTGCTTGTCTGGTGCTGAGTCGTAGCAAATAAGCCGCAATGAAAGCATAAGCTGCTGCCTGATATTCTTTGGGATCATTCTCTGCATCGGCCGGTGCTTGACTGATGCCAGCTGTGGCCTCTACATCTTCACGAACAGCCTTAGAAGCCTCCTTCCTCCGTTTGAGTTTTTCCCTGAATGATAGATTTTCGGTCTCAGATATGGTCTCTTCAACTCGTTGATCTTCTAGTACAATATCACTCATCTCAAACGGTTTGGTCAAAATAGCATTCGGTGATATGAGCAGATGCTTTTGAATGTTCTCCATCGACTTCAATGACACAGCTAAGTATAACATGATGTTTACCGTATTGGCATTCACGTCCCCATTGTTTAGATAGTCTCTTAATGCCTTTCCATAAGTGATAATCTTATCCTCAGTCAGCTGAATTAGTCCATATACCTTCAAATCCTTAATGTGAGAGTCATCCCATATTTTAATCTTGTGTTTGGATGAGGGCACTGTTGATCCCAGTTCTGCATATCTGCTGTTCACTTTAGTGTTACTAGAGTTTTTCCCATCATTGAGTAACACTTGATTTGAAATTCCCTTTCCTTTGTCTTTTGAACCATCTCTTGGTGTTTGAACAGGATTTTTGCTAGTAGACGGAATATCGCTGTTTAATCTGCTCCTCAAGGTTGACATTTCTATTGATTGATTGTGTAGAACTACGGAGGATAAGAAATGACGAAT